TGTACTTGTATTGAGTTTTGCCGTTGTACTCGCCGGACGGCTCGGCCTCGACGCCGATTAGGCACGTCCTGCCACAGGCCGGGGTGATGTATAAGAGGAACTCGGCGGGGGTCGCGTCGATGCGCAGCTCTTCGGTGAACTTGCCGGAGAACTTGCCGACGAGCATCGCGAGGGGCTTGCCCCACTTCGAGGAGAAGGACTTGCTCAGGCAGTTGCCCTGGTCGTCGAGGAAGAAGAGGCGGCAGGAGACGGTGCCGTCTTCCCACTGCCTGATCTTGTCGAAGGCGGGCTTGATGAGTTTGAGTTTATAGGTTCCTGCGGTCTCGATAGACTTCAGGGGCTTGCGGTCGTTGTTGGGTTCCATGTTAGGCGAAGTTAATGGGGGCGGCGGTGGTCGTGCTCTTGATGTCGATGACCTGAATCTCCTCGGTGTAGGCGGGCCAGACGCCGGAGGCCGTGCATTCCTTATACAGGGTCACGGCTTTCTCAAAGTCGGCGATGGCCCAGGACATGAGCTCAGGGCCGACCTCACAAATCGAACAGGCGAAGGGCGGCTCTTTCTCGATGAAGAGAAAGCGGAAGCCGAGAGGGCGGCGCCCGGTCGCGAGCTCGTAGACGAGGCGGTACCAATAGGCCTGGAGGTTGTAGCGGTAATTCCTGATCGCCTTGAGCATGCCCGCAGCTGACGCGTCGTCGGTGGTCTTGATGTCCCAGAGGTAGTCGCCGGCCACGCCGTCGATGGCGGCCTTGAGCGGGACGCCGTTATAGTCGACGTGATACATGACCTCGGTCGCGTCGAACTCCACGCCGAGGCGCTTGAGGGCGAAGCGGGCGGACGAGGCGACGAGATGCCCGAGGGCGGACTCCTCATAGTCGAGTATGGTCTTGCCGGCGTTGGCCGTGGCGAACTCAGCCCAAGCGGCCTTGCCTTCCTTAGTGCGGCGATCGCAGTCCGGGGCGGTCGCGTAGAGGTCGTTTAGGGTGTGCGGTTCGAGCACGGCCGAGTGAACGAAGGTTCCGAAGCGCATGGCCTTCGTCTCTTCGTGCGGGCTGTTGATGTAGGCCTGGTAGTGAGCCGGTGAGCCCTCGAGGAACTTCTTCGCGGCGGACTGGTTCAGCGCCGGGAAGGCGCGGTATTCTTTGCGGTCGTGGATTTGTGGCATGGTGGGAAAGGTTCAGAGGGCTTCGTCTTCGTCGTTAGGGTTGTGCTCTTCGACGTGGGCGGAAAGGAGGTTGCAGAGGTCGATGGCGTTGTCGGCGGCAAGGGCCACGCGGTCGAGCTGATTGCGGAGGACGCGCTCGTGGGCGATGACGGCCTTGATGCGGTCATAGATCGGCTTGATGTGATAGGCCTCCTCGATGTTCTCGACGTCAAGGCGCTCGAGTTCGGTGGCGGCCTCATTGATGGCGATCTGGAGTTGCATCAGATCAGACCCGGCGAGGGTGACGGAGTCTTCGGGGGTCGGGCGGAGGGCGGCGACTTCGCCGGCTAACTGATTGAGGATGTTCCTCAGGTATTCGCGGTTAGTCATTTGGTAAAGGTAAGTTCTTTTAGCTCCCCGGTCGGTGCGAGCGTAAAGAATCGGACGACGGAGCGGGAGAAGGAGGGGTAGGTCTTGCGCTTCCAGGCGTTGAGGTCGGTCAGGAAGTCGGCGTGCTTGCGGGCGGTAAACTCGACGTAGGGGAAGCCGTCCAGGAAGAGCAGCAGGGCGTACTGCTTCGGGACGGTGGCCGCGATCTTCTCGATGCCTTTGGGGATGTCAGCCATGGTTGCGGGCTTCCTGCCATTCCTCGATGGCGTCGATGAGCTCGTCGGCGTGGATGCGCTGCGCGTGGCGGACGCAGTACCAGAGTTGGTCGCCGGCCTCGCGCATGCCTTCGAGGCGTTCCTCGAGCTGACGGATGCGGGCGTCCTTAGCGGCGATGAGGTTCTGGCCGTGCAAAGCCCCCATGGCGGCGGAGATGGGGTCGAAGGGGTCGAAGGGCTTAGGGTCGCTCATTTGGTCAGGGGGCGGGGGGTGGGGGAGAAGGCGGGGGCGGACTGGGAAACAGCCGCAGAACGGAAGCCAGAGGCCGCCACGGCCCCATCGTCGTCGAGGTCAACGGAGATGCCGCACGCGGTCTGAATGGACTGCCGGCGGATGTAGGTGATCGCGCCGCCAATCTTCTGGGCGTCGAGGCCCTCGGACTTGACCATCAGTCGGCCGAAGTCGAAGCGCTCGCCGGAGGTGTGCAGGAAGGCGGTGGACACGCCGACCTTGCCCTCTTCGGAGACGAGCGTCTGGATCAGAGCCAGGTTGTGGTCGAGGAGGACGGGCTTGATGGCGTCGAGCAGCGCGTCGAGGGAGACGTAGCGGTTCTTGAAGCCGGGGTTTACTTTGTTTGCTTTGACGTTGTCGAGCTGCGCGAGGGCGGCGACGAGGTCAGCGGTGGCGGACTGGGTTTTGGGCGTGGTGCTCATGTGGGAAGAGATTACTTGTTGCCGACGGTGGCGGGGTCGGCGCCGGCGATGATGGCCTTGATGGCCTCGAGCGTGAACTGACGCGTACGGCCGCCGATGCGGAGGTTGTAATTGTCGCCGGAAGGGCGGACGGTGGGCGTCAGGAGACGGGCCACGCGGTTGTCCGGCAGCAGGATGTACTGCGTGCCAGGGATCTCGGCGTTTGGGGAGAGGGTGTTTTTCTTCATAGGTGGAAAGGTTACAAAAGGGAGGGTTTGGTTGAGTTATGTAAACTCAGTTGATGACGCCTCGGATGGCGCTGTCGTAAATCAGCAGGGCGTCGGCCGTCCAGTCATAGACGTCGGTATGGGGAAAGAGCTCTTTCGCCCGGGCCTTGAGGTGTCGCTTCCAGCCGGAGCCGTGGTCGGCCTTCTTGCCGACGGGGTGCGTCTTCTGCCATGCCTTCGGGTCGATGCGGCGGACTTGCCAGCCCATGGCGATTGATGCGCCGTAGATCAGGCCGACGTTGAACTGGAGTTTCGCAATTGACGCGCCGGGAATCTTCGGGCTGTAGCCGGCGACGCTCGGCGTCTCGAGGAACAGGGCGACGGACTTGGCCTTGCAGGAGAGCTCGGCCATCAGCTCGCAGATCTCGACATCGGAGCCGGGCATCTTCCGCGTCTCGATGCCGATGCCGTCGACCGACCACACGAAGGCGCCTGATGCACCGGGGTCGACAGCGATGACCATGTGAGACATGGTCGAAACTTTCAACGGCTCAAAACCTTTTGCGAGCGGAATAAATTAGCCACGCGGAAGGCGTAGTCGTTTGCCCGGAAGTCTCGGCTGCGGGCCTCCGTCCATCCGACATTCCAGACGAGCGCCATCTGTTCGGGGGTCGGGTCGGTCATTCCGATGCGGTGAAAGTTCGACCTGATCCAGCGGAGATGCGAAGCGGCGACCATGTCCTGAGCCGTAGCGTCGCGCCACTTAGACCAGGGGAAGGCGTAGTGGCCCTCGGCCTTGAGGCGGGCGGAGGCGTCGTCCCAAGCGGCCTTCCCGACCTGATACATCCCACGCTCACCGGCCTTGCCGATGGCCTTGCGGTTGTGCCCGGACTCGACCGCGGCGACGGCCTCAAGGAAGGCGGCGTCGGTCTTGGCCTGGGCGTTGAGGCCGAGGAGCAGCAGGGCGACGACGGAGAAGCGCTGGTTGAGGGTCATACGCGTCTCGGGACTTGTGATCCGGCGACCTCGAAGCCGTCGAGCTCGTAGGAGTAGGTGATGCCGACCCATCCACCGGCGGCGGCGTAGGCCTGGAGCGATACCTTCACGGCGCCGTCCTCGTGCAGGGCCTCGTGATAGTGGTGCAGGAGTTTCTTCATGCGGCCGGAGGCGATGGCGGTCTTGTTGGACGTGATGTCACCGGTCAGGATTCGCTCATTGATTTCATATACCTCGGAGAGCAGGGCGACCATGCCGTCGAGGTGGCGGAAACTACTCATGGGGGTGAGCGTCGGGGGTGATGACGCGGCCTAGCATGATGGCGGCGTCGATGTCGGCGATCTGCTTGCGCAGCTTGTCATTCTCCTCGAGCACGCGGAGCCAGCGGGCGTGATCGGTCTCGGCCTCGATGCGCCAATAGTTCACGTTGCCGGCGAGACGCTCGGCCTCGGTGCGGAGGTTCGCGATCTCCTCGGACTGGTCGGAGATGATATGCGTCTGCATGGTCACGGCTTGGTCGAGGCGGTCGGCCATGGCCTTGAGGGCCACGGCGTTCTTGTGCAGCTGACGGGCGATGCTCCAGGGGAAGAGCCACCAGAGGCGGGGGAGGGAGTCGGGTCGGATGATGGTCATGGGATTGTAGGGGCGGTGGG